AGGAAGCCATGCCGTTGCATAACGCAGGCGGGGTTGGTGGACGGGGTACGGCTACCCTTGTGGAATGGCAACGAAGTCAACGGGTGTGGGTCGTGGGAACAAGGCCGAGCCGGTCGAGCGTCGGCGAGCCAGGGGCGCACGGATTCGGAACGGTTTGGCTGCTACGCCGATGCCTGGTTCAGCATTGGCGACCGTCGACCTGGACGAACTGCCAGAGCCGCCCGAGGAGCTGGGGGATGTTGGGGCTGCGTATTGGGTGACGTATTGGGCGGCTGGTCGTCGGCATTTGTCGGAGCTGCACGACTCGCCTTTGATGACGAGGCTGTGTCGGAACTTCGACAAGATTGCGGAGTTGGAGGCGTGGCTTGGGGACGATGTGGAGCGTCGCTGGTATGTGTCTCCGAATGGGCAGGTTGTGACGCATCCGGCGGTGAAGCAGATCGAGCAGATGGATGCTCAGAACACGGCTTGGATGTCGCTGTTGGGGTTCACGCCGAGCGACCGTGCCAGGTTGGGGTTGGCGGAGATAAGGGTTGCGAATGAGCTTGATGCCTTTAGGAAGCGTAAGGCCAACGTGGTCGACGGCGAGGTTGTCTCAGAAGTCTGACGGTTTGCTGGTTGCTGATTTCGCTTCGACGTTTCTGCATGTGTCGAAGGGTGTGAGGGCTGGGGAGGCGTTGGTGTTGACGGACTGGCAGCGTGAGTTGTTGGTGTCGTTGTTTGAGCGTCGGGCTGACGGGATGCTGAGGTATCGACGCAGCCTGATTGGGTTGGGTCGCAAGAACGGGAAGTCGCTGATCGGGTCGTTGATCGCGTTGTATGGATTGATTGAGGGTGAGCCTGGGGCTGAGGTGTATTCGGCGGCTGGTGATAGGCAGCAGGCGCGGGTGGTGTTCAATGAGGCTCGCTGGCAGGTGCAGCAGTCGGCTGCGTTGTCTGGTGTGTGCAAGGTGTATCGGGATGCGATTGAGGTGCCGTCGACTGGGGCTGTGTATCGGGTGTTGTCTTCGGATGCGAAACTTCAGCAAGGCCTCAACCCATCAACGGTTATCTTCGATGAGTTGCATGTTCAGCCGAATGACGACCTGTGGGATGCGTTGACGTTGGCGTCGGGTGCGAGACGCGACCCGATGATCGTGGCCATCACAACAGCTGGACATGACTTGGACACTATTTGTGGTCGGCTCTACACCTACGGTCGGCGCATCATCGCAGGCGACCAGGACGATGAGCGGTTCGGGTTCTTCTGGTGGGAAGCACCCGAAGGCTGTGCGACGCATGATCGGGATGCGTGGCTGGCTGCGAACCCGAACCTTGCTGAGGGTTTGTTGTCGTTGGAGGACATGGAGATCAGCATGAACCAGACGGCCGAGATCGCGTTCAGGCGATACCGGTTGAACCAGTGGGTTCGGACTGAGGGCGAGTCGTGGTTGCCTGCCGGTGCGCTCGACCAATGCATCTCCGATCTCGAGCTGGACAAAGACCTGCCCGTGTTCGTCGGGATTGACATGGCGTTGAAGCATGACTCGATTGCGGTGGTGACGGCACAGCCACAGCCCTCAGGTCGCATTGTGTGTCGGGCGAAGATTTGGCATCCTGACGCTCACGCGATGGATGTGTCGGCTGTTGAGGCGTATTTGCGTGACTTGAATCGTGAGTGGCAGGTGATGGAGTTCGCCTATGACCCTGCGTTCTTTCAGCGTTCGGCTGAGGCGTTGGCTGATGACGGATTGAACATGGTGGAGTTCCCGCAGTCCACAGCCCGTATGGTGCCAGCGTGTGGGACGCTCTATGAGATGATCGTGAATGGCACGTTGGCTATCAACGCTGACCCGATGTTCATCGATCAGATGTTGAGTCCAGCGCAACGTCAAACCGACACGGGTTGGCGTTTGTCGAAAGGTAAGTCGAAGCGCAAGATTGACGCTGCCATTGCGACGGCGTTGGCAGTTGATCGTGCGACTCGAAGGCAGGAAGTCGCCCCGACCCCTGGGTTCTTTGTAGTCTAGAGAGGATGCTTATGATGCTTCTGTTGGAACTGTTCGCCCTCACACTCATCGCAGTTGGGGTATTCTTGATCTCAGTTCCAGCAGGCCTGATTTGTTCAGGTCTGATGGTACTTCTATTGGTGATCGCAGCAGAACGTGGTGAGAGGAAGAAGTCGAAATAATGTTGTCGCGTCTGTTGCCTGGTGGAGAGAACCGAGCTGTCTCTTTCCAATCGTTGTTCGCTGCCGGTGATGGTTTCGCAACAACGACGAACGCTGGCACCGTCATCACGCAGAATGATTCGCTGAAGATTGAGGCGGTCTATGCGTGTGTGCGCCTGATCGCCGACTCCATCTCCACGCTTCCTGTTGATACGTTCATTCGGGTTGATGGTGAGCGTCGCCCGTTCCGCCCACGCCCAACATGGCTTGACTACCCAGAGTCAGGTGTAACCCGCACCGAACACTTTCAGCAGGTTCTTGTTTCCCTGCTGTTGGACGGCAACTCGTTCACTCGTATCTTGCGTGACGATCAGGGTGTCGCAGGCTTGGTGGTGTTGAATCCTCAGCGTGTCGAGTGTTCGCGTGACCGTGTGACTCGTCGCCCGATCTACATCTTCGAGCAGCGTGATGTGATTCAGGCTGAGGACATGATTCACATCACCGAGTTGCGTATGCCTGGCGAGTTGCGTGGCCGTTCACGAATCGATCTGGTGAAAGAGAATCTCGGGTTGGCTCGCGCATTGGAGGAGTTCGCTGCACGATTCTTCGGACAAGGTTCCTCAGCATCCGGCATCATCGAGTTCCCAGGGAACCTGACCCGTGAGCAGGCGAAAGATTTGGTGGACGGATTCGAGCAAGGCCACAAAGGTCTGCGTCGTTCACACCGTCCAGGCATCCTGTTCGGTGGCGCAACCTTCAACAAGACCACCGTCGATAACGACTCGGCACAATTCCTAGAGTCGCGACGTTTCGCTGTCGAGGAGATTGCTCGCACGTTCCGTTGCCCACCGTCAATGCTGGGTGTGACGACGCCTGGTGCGATGTCGTATGCGTCGGTGGAACAGAATGGCATCCATTTCGTTCAGCACACGCTCCGCCCATACATCGCCAAGATTGAGGACGGCTACCAGAAGATTCTGGACAACCGAGCCTTCCTCCGATTCAATGTGGACGGTCTGCTCCGAGGCGACCAGGCTTCGCGTTACGCCGCGTTCTCCACCGGCATTCAGGCTGGATTCCTCTCCATCAACGACATCCACCGCATCGAGGACATGTCGCCAGTCGAAGGCGGAGACTCATACCGTGTCCCGCTCGCCAACGTGGACATCAACGCAGCGAACCTCGCTGAGTTGGATCGGAAGAGCTTGATTGCTCAACGTCTCATCCTCGCAGGCTTCGACCCAGCACAAGTCTTGTCTGCGCTCGAGTTGCCTGCCATCAACCACACAGGCCTGCCGTCCACACAGTTGCAACCGATCTCCACCGTCAGCCCAGCCGACCCTGCCGCCGCGTATGAGGTGAAGTCGCAGGACATGTCAATCACGATGCCTGAGGTTGTGGTGAACTACACCCCGCCAGCAGTCAACGTGCCAGCCCCCGTCATCAATGTTCCAGAAACCGTTGTGCGTGTGAATGTCCCAGAATCAAAGCCAACCATTCGCACCGTAGAACGCGATGAGCATGGCCGAATCGTGAACATCATTGAAAGGGTTGAGGACTAATGGCAACCGGAATCTCCTCCTACATGGCGAATAAGTGGCTTGATGCGATGGGCAACAACACATCGTTCGCTGTGACGACCGCGTACATCAAACTGCATGTCGGCGACCCAGGTGCAAACGGAACCGCCAACCCAGCAACCGAAACAACACGCAAGGCCATCTCGTTCGCCGCAGCCTCAAGCGGATCAATCGCCTCAGATGCCGAGATTAGTTGGACGAACATCGCAGGCTCAGAAGACGCCACACACTTCACCGTTTGGGATGCGTCAACGGCTGGCAACTTCCTGTTCTCTGGCACGATCACCGGCAACCCGTACACCGCAGGCGACACCTACACCATCGCCTCCGGCTCACTCACTACGTCGCTGACCGTCGCCTCATAGGTTTCTGATGGCACGAACTAGGTTCGTCCTCGACACCTCAACGCTGAACGATGAGAACGTCGGCCTAGACGGAATCTCACCAGCATTCACGCTTGACACATCGACGCTGGACGGTGCAGGGAAACTTGACGGCTACACATTCCAAACAAACGCGACCGGCTCGGCATCGCTAGGAACAGTCAGCGCATCAGCTGACGCTGATGTCATCGTCAACATTCAAGCCATCGGCGTATCCGAACTTGGCGGTTTGACCTCTATCGCAACCACATCGGTCGCACATGAGGCGTCTGGGTTGGCTGGGTTGGGGGTGATGGCTGGGTCGGTGTCAGCGGTGACGGTTTCTTCTGCTGCTGGTTCGGCTTCGCTAGGTTCGTTGTCGGGGTCTATGTCGCCTGTTGTGGTTCACAGCGTCTCGGCTGTGGCTGGGTTGGGTGCTGGGGTTGGTTCGGCTACGTCGTCGGTTCTTGTGCGGCCTTACGCCGACGGGCAGTTGGGGTCGATGGTTGGGTCTGCTCAGGCGACGGTTGTTCCTCAGCCGACTCCGACTCCTTCGTATCCGTCTGGTGGGAATCCTTGGTATCGGCAACCGAAGGTTCCTGTTGAGAAGGTTTCAGTTGTTTCAGTTGAGGTTGAGTTGCCTCGTGTCCCTGAGCGAATTGTTGTTTCAGGATCATCTGTTGTGTCCTTGTCGGCGTCTGCTACTGGTGAAGTAGCATGGTCAATATTAGAAGATGAAGCTGAGTTGCTTCTGTTGGTGTGAGGTTCGATGGCGTTCTATAGCGGTGTGACTGCGATTGGCACGGCTCCTACTGTCGTTGACGGCGTTCTCATCAACGCTGCCGGTGGGAATCCGTACAAGATGCACATCAAGAACAACGACAACACCGATGCCGTCTACATCGGTGGTAGTGCCGTGACCACTTCAACTGGTTACAGGTTGGACAAGCTGGAGGCGTTGGACTTGGTTATCTCTCCAACCGATCTGCTGTACGCAGTCTCAGGCAAAGAAGGTCACAACATCTCTTGGTTGACGGAGCCTGTCTGATGCCGTACTTCATTAGCAACACGAACCCGAACTGCTCAGGTTGGGCTGTCGAGAAGGAGGATGGTGAAGTGATCGGCTGTCACGGAACGAAACAGGATGCCATCGATCAGATGGTTGCAGTATCTATCGCTGAGGATATGGAGCCTGGTGGTGAGCGAGCCTTGCCGAACGAACTGACCGAGGGCGACTTCGTGCGTTGGGATTCATCGGGTGGCACGGCTCGAGGCCGTATTGAACATGTGATGCGTGAAGGCACGTTGGGTGTGCCTGGCACCGAGTTCAGCATCGAGGCTACAGAGGATGATCCGGCTGCGCTCATCCGAATCTATGAGGAGTACGACAATGGTTGGCGACCCACCGAAGTTCTTGTCGGCCACAAGTTCTCCACACTCACCAAGATTGATCCGCTTCCCGAACCAATCGAAGAAGAGGACGAGATCGAGGATGAGGACGAGTCCGAGGATCGTGTCGAGCAGAGAGAGGTGAATCTGGATGTCCCCCAATACATCAGGTCAGCAGCCCGAAAAGGGTTGGATTATTACGGGAAGAGCCTTGCAGGTGCAGGCGTTGTGGCTCGTACTGTTCGTGAAGCCCGTGAGATGGCTCAAGGAAGAATCACGGAAGATAAAGTCATTCGTGCAAACGCTTGGGCAGCTCGACATCTAGTTGACTTGGATGTCCCTCGCAACACGAACCCAGACAACGACGAGTTCCCTGGTGCCGGTGCAGTCGCCTTCTACCTGTGGGGTATTGACCCGACAGACCCGCAACCTGCGATGAACTGGTTTGAGGAGAAGTCGGATGCGATCAAAGCGGATCGTGAAGAGGCCGACAGGTCGTTCGCCTTCCATCGCAAAACAGAACAGAAGTCAACTATTGTGGATGCCATGACTGAACAGGTCGAGACGCGCAGGGTCACGTTCAACGAGTTCGAGCTTCGTGCCGCCCCGAAGGGTGATGGCATGTCGTTCACCGGCTATGCCGCAGTCTTCAACTCTGACTCGGAGCCGTTGCCGTTCATTGAGCGAATCATGCCTGGCGCGTTCGCCAAGTCTTTGCGTTCACGGAACAATATCCGAATGTACATGAACCATGACTCCAGCATGTTGCTCGCCACGACCCGTGCCAAGACGCTTCGTTTGCAGGAAGACTCCAAGGGTTTGCTCGTCGATGCCGACCTGCCAGATACTTCGGTTGGACGTGACCTGTCGGTGCTGATGCAACGCAAGGATGTGGATTCGATGTCGTTCGGTTTCACCGTCCCTTCGGGTGGTGACTCTTGGAGCGATGACGGGATGCAACGCACCTTGAAGCAGATTCGCCTGTTCGAGGTGTCGGTTGTGACAGGCTTCCCCGCGTATGCGGCTACGTCTGCGTCGGTGCGGTCGTTTGATGCGTTGGCTCAGCGAACCGGCATGGATGCCGACCAGTTGGCTGTCGCCATCACCAACCTTGAAGCAGGTCAGACTTTGACCCCCGATCACGCTGCGTTGTTGCGTGAGACTGTGGCAAAACTTGAGCCACAACCCGAGGCCGCTCCCGCCACGATTGGCATCATGGCGAAGCACCTTGAACTGTTGAAGAACATCTAGTAACTTTTAGTTACTGCATCGAATGAGCGGAGCCGCCTTCGGTGTTGCTGATCGCGGAGCCGCGACAGGCTAACCCTCCTGCGTATCCACAATCATCAACATCATCCCTACGGGGAGAAGGAATAACTACCATG